AAGGCGATCCGATGGTGCTTCCTAACGGAGCCACGCTTTACTTCCTCGGCACCAATGCCCGCACGGCCCAGAGTTATCACGGCAACCTGTATCTGGATGAATATTTCTGGATACCGAAATTCCAGGAGCTGCGCAAAGTGGCTTCCGGGATGGCTATTCACAAGAAATGGCGACAAACCTATTTTTCCACGCCATCCAGCCTGACCCACAGTGCTTATCCGTTCTGGTCCGGTGCGCTGTTCAACCGTGGACGCAACAAAGCTGACAAGGTGGACATCGACCTGTCCCACAGCAATCTGGCCCCCGGCCTACTGTGCGCAGACGGGCAATACCGCCAGATAGTCACCGTGGAAGATGCGGTGCGCGGCGGCTGTAACCTGTTCGACCTCGACCAGCTGCGCATGGAGTACAGCCCGGACGAATACCAGAACCTGCTGATGTGCGAGTTCGTGGACGATCTCGCGTCCGTGTTCCCGCTCAGCGAACTGCAGGCGTGCATGGTGGACAGCTGGGAAGTCTGGACCGACTTTCATGCACTGGCCCTGCGCCCGTTTGGCTGGCGCGAAGTGTGGATCGGTTATGACCCGGCAAAAGGTACGCAGAACGGCGACAGTGCCGGATGCGTGGTGGTGGCTCCGCCAGCCGTGCCGGGTGGTAAGTTCCGCATTCTTGAGCGTCACCAGTGGCGCGGGATGGACTTCCGCGCCCAGGCTGACGCCATCAAAAAACTGACCGAACAGTATAACGTGACCTATATCGGTATCGACTCGACCGGCGTCGGTCACGGGGTTTACGAGAACGTGAAAGCGTTCTTTCCTGCCGTCCGGGAGTTTGTCTACAACCCCAACGTTAAAAACGCCCTGGTACTCAAAGCCTACGACATTATCAGTCACCGTCGTCTGGAGTTTGACGCCGGACACACCGACATAGCGCAGTCATTTATGGCAATCCGTCGCGCCACCACCGCCAGTGGCAACCGCCCGACCTATGAAGCCAGCCGCAGCGAAGAAGCCAGCCACGCCGATCTGGCCTGGGCAACTATGCACGCACTGTTTAACGAACCGCTGCAGGGCGAGTCCGCCAATACCAGCAATATTGTGGAGATTTTTTGATGGGAAAGAGTAAGAAAAACCGCGCTGCGGCGACGAATCAGCTCAAGCATAAAAGCCAGACTTCAGCCGAAGCATTCAGCTTCGGTGATCCCGTTCCTGTACTTGACCGCCGCGAACTGCTGGACTATGTGGAATGCGTACAGACAGATCGCTGGTATGAGCCTCCTGTCAGCTTTGACGGACTGGCGCGCACCTTCCGCGCTGCCGTGCATCACAGTTCACCAATTGCGGTGAAATGCAACATTCTGACCAGCACCTACATCCCTCACCCGCTGCTCAGCCAGCAGGCTTTTTCGCGTTTTGTACAGGACTATCTGGTTTTTGGTAACGCCTACCTGGAAAAACGCACGAACCGCTTCGGAGAGGTCATCGCTCTTGAGCCTGCGCTGGCAAAATACACCCGACGCGGGTTAGACCTGGATACCTACTGGTTTGTGCAATATGGTATGACAACCCAGCCGTATCAGTTCACGAAAGGCAGCATCTTTCATCTGTTGGAACCGGACATCAACCAGGAGATCTACGGCCTGCCCGGTTATCTTTCTGCCATTCCGTCCGCTCTGCTCAACGAGTCCGCCACGCTGTTCCGCCGGAAGTATTACATTAACGGTAGTCATGCAGGCTTCATCATGTACATGACCGATGCCGCGCAAAACCAGGAGGATGTGAACAACCTCCGCAACGCAATGAAAAGCGCCAAAGGTCCAGGCAACTTCCGCAACTTGTTTATGTACTCGCCTAACGGTAAAAAAGACGGGCTTCAGATCATCCCATTGTCAGAAGTCGCGGCGAAGGATGAATTTCTTAACATCAAGAACGTGAGTCGGGATGACATGATGGCAGCGCATCGCGTGCCGCCGCAAATGATGGGGATTATGCCTAATAATGTCGGGGGGTTTGGGGATGTGGAAAAAGCCGCTCGCGTTTTTGTACGTAACGAACTGCAGCCATTGCAGAAACGTATGTGCGAACTGAACGAATGGATTGAGGAAAAAGTAATAAATTTTGAAGCGTATCAGCTCTCAATTGAGCAATAACTCTCAAATAGCTGAATAAGCCCGCAAAAGCTAACCTATAGATCAGGGTCTATAGGTTTATGATGTAATGATACAGGATAATGCACAACTTGATAATCCAGCTTACTTACAGTATGAAGGTGCTGACTATAAAAAACCAAGGGGTTTTTTGGGCAATCAATAATATTAACGGATTTACAAGCATGAATCCTAGGTGCATTCTTTGATAAGAATGTTTTCCATGAATCCATCATGTCAGAACAGGAAGCGTTTTTCGTATAAATAATTAAACCACCCGAAGAGCTATTTATAGTCCCAGTACTATACCGCTCGGTAAGTTGTGCATAACCTTTAAAAAGATATAAATATGAAGAATGTTTTTTAGCTTCCCCATGCCAGATATAATCTGCAAGGGTAATAGATATGTCACAATGTCCTCTCTGGTTCTTCTCGTGACTGGCTTCGAGCCCCAGATATCTATTTTCAATATACGAAAGCAAATATAGAGTTAACTGATCTTCAGAGAGATCAAAGTTAATTTTATTGCCATTTTGCTCTAATTTACTTACAGCGTAATCCAGCTCCTTTCGAACAAGACTGTTGAAATTAGAATAGGACTCCAACGCAAATTGAATCCTTTGAATGGCAAAGTGAACCTTCTGCAAATGAAAGTTTTTCTCCAAATCATCCAGACTTGTAAGCATTAGTACGCCCCTTCCTTTGTGAAATTAATAACTGTAAAGAAAGGAAATACATATTTTTTGTAGTCTGGCACAATCTCACCAGTATATGGATGCTCTAAACCTTGATTATCTTCAGCATCAATCACGTCCGCAATGCTTATATTAACTGGATCGAAACCATCGTCTATAAATTGATAGTTTAATTTCAAAAAATTAACTTTTGGATTACACAAAACTTGGATAGCCAAGTAAATATCATGCTCATCCACTTTAGCGTCCCCCTTATTCGAAATCGCTATATCAAATAAAAGGTTATAACTAATGAATATATTAGGAGAGCGAGCTGCTAACTTTGCAAGTTTTTCATAAAACATGCACGCCAAAACTCCCACTTCTGGGCGTTCTGAGCATATGTCTTGTATAGTCTTTGCCAAGTTAGCATCCTTCATTTTTGTCTCCAGCTATAGTATCAGCTTCGTAAGCGTTTCGAAATCATCACGAGAGATACATTTACTAAGTATAGCAAAATTCACTGGTGAACCAGAGCTTCCACCAAGGTACCGTCTTAGCGTTCCTGGTATAGTAAGTTCTACATTGTCCGCTAACTGTAGTAAAGGATTTGTTCGCTCAACCCTGATGCCTATCCTATAAAGTCCGATATTGCCTACGGCTTTAATACCTTCTTGATTGAAGATATCTTGTCTCAAATCTTTAGTGGAGTCAGTTTTCCTTTCCTTATGTGTTGTCCCTTCAGGGGTAAGGAATGAAAGCTCAAAAACTTTATAATTAAGAGTTGAGTATGGTTTTTGATCTTGCTTAAAGATTGGTTCAATCAAGGGAAAGAAATCTCTTTCTTTTGATGCAAACTCAGCACCTATTATATTATAAAGTTCTCTTACTACAGTACTCTTTGCAAACAAGACGCTCTCACCTATTGTATTAATACCTGCATCTATCAAAATAGAGATAGTAGAGTTGGTCTTATTAAAAATGCACACATCAAAACATTGATGCTTTTCTTTTTTAGTAGCAATGATCTCTTCGTAGCCACTGTACTGCGGTAAACTTTTAGGCGAAATCCGCTCTCTAATTTTTTGCTCTCTAACGGAACTAAATAGAGCTAAAGCCTGATTATTGCTCTCAGAATAATGAACTAAGTTTATTTTATTCTTCCCCGACGCATTAATTTCCTGCTCAGAAAGGATTACATCTGAGGCGACAGAAGGCTGTTCAGATAAATCCCACTTTAATTTCACAGCCTTTGTTAGCGAGGAAATTATTTGGTTGTCTACTGATAAACAAAAAAAAGCTTTATCACCGTAGACCAATTGACCAAATATTAAATTATTTACAGACCTTATGATATCATTAAATTTATTTAAATTCTTTTCCTTTAATTCTGTTAATTCTTCCAGTATTTTTCCATGAGTAGCATCTCTACCTTTACCACGAGCTAATCCAAGAGCTGAAATAACAGGTTTTGCCACGTTCCATGGAAATCTCGTGATTAGTGTCAAAATGGATTTCATTTCTGCTTCACTAAGTACTACTGGGACATTTCCTGTCATCTTAATTACCTGTTGAAATTGCAACACAAGGTCGTCTTCGGGAGATCAATGGGAGTATTCCAATAACTTACCCAGGTATAGGAGTGCTTTCAAGTCTAAGACTATCTTCTGTCTAACAGCGCATGTTTTCATCTAAGCGCGCGCTCGTATCCCCGCCACGCCTGCCCGCTTTATGTAGTGGTTTTCATGCAGGTGCATAATCTACGCAAAAGCCCGCCAGTTCTGGCGGGCCTTAGCAAAAACGATCCTCAAACGATCATGCAATCTCATGCAGCATAGACATGCACAGACGAGTAAAGCGAATCGGACTTTACGCAAGGTGAACTCCTCAGCGGGCATAATCAGTATGTCGGAAGATCTCTAAAAATGAATAATTCGGTTAACAGGTATGCTTACAAAAGCATATATTTGATTAAAAATCATGTAAGGGGGAGGATCTCAAACTGAATCGCCACGGGTTTTACAAACTTCGATAGTCTCTCTAACGTTTCGGCTGAGGTCAAAATGAAAAGCTTTTACGTATTAATTTTAATTCTGGTTGCAAGCTTTGTTAGCGTCCCAGTTCAGGCGGTAACAGCTAAAAACTATGAGAAAGGAACTAAAGCTCAACAGAAATCAATATCTTACCTTTCATGTGCATTCTATGGCAGTAGCACACAATTAGATCCTAGCTACACGGAGCAAGTACCTACAGCCGATATCAAGATATTACAGAAAGCAGCTTACCACGCTTACAACGATGCGCTCTCATACTTTGGCTATGAGGAACCAGATCACGAACAACGCATAATTGATTATGCTGAATTTGTGGCGTCGCAAGAAGCTGTGTTATGGGATAAGCCGGGAATGAATGGAAAGCAGGTAACACTAATTGCTCGTTCTCTCTACAATGAGAGTAACTGTAACTTGTTACTGGACTCAATTAAGTAGGAAAAAGATGGTATTTTGCCCGTAGTTTCAACCTTAATCTCCAAACCTGTCGCAGAACGGGCGTTCACTCATCAAATAAACGCCACACCTAACGCCTCACTGTACTCGTTGTTCAACCTTGCTGACGCCAGAAGCAATTTCAGACGCCAGCAACGTTTCTTAATGCAGCCAGCTGTCGTCTTCCCACACCTTCTGCATAATTTTCATCACTTGTTTTCTTTCTTCGTCCAGTTGCAGTCCGGTCAGTTCCACACCGTTAGAGCTACCTTTGCGGATACGAATTACCGTTTTGGGATACAGGGGGCGCAGATTGCGGTAAAGCTCGGATTCAAGGGCGTCCAGTGTAGACTGGCTAATCTTCTGCTCTTTATCGATCATTATTTCAATGCGCATAAAAGTCACCTCAGCTGATGACATCCATTGAGCGGTTGTATTCGTGGGTTCTGATTTTTGCCATGAGTTCATCTGTCAGTTCAGAAACCCACTGCAGGGCCAGCCCCTTCTCTTCATCACTACACTCACTAGCCGCTACAAGCTTAAGAAAAAAATCAATGCGCTGGAGCTTCAAAGACTCCAAAAAATAGTCCTGCATCTTTCCTCCTATAACACCAAAGCAATACTGTATACATAACCACTGTTTATATTTACAGTATATAATAATCTTACTGATGTAAAACGTTTTTTTACGTTCATCGGCCTGATATGCCTGGTATTATTAAGAGCA